TTAAACCTTTCGCAAGCAGTAGATTTATCAGCAGTACTCGACAAGAGTCAAGAAGAAAAAGCCAGTCAACTACCAAAACCCCAAGGATATCGCATACTATGCGCCATTCCTGAGGCGGAAAAGGAATATGACAGCGGTATAGCCAAAGCAGACGTCACGCTTAAAAATGACGAAATTCTCACAACAGTCCTATTTGTAGTATCTCTAGGACCTGATTGTTACGCAGATAAAGAGCGTTTTCCCACCGGACCTTGGTGCAAGCAAGGGGATTTTATCCTTGTACGCCCCAACGCTGGAACGCGCCTAGTAATCCACGGCAGAGAATTCAGGCTCGTAAATGATGATAGCGTCGAGGCAATAGTGGATGACCCACGCGGTATTTCCCGCAAATTTATTTAAGGAGCCGACAATGGCTGAATTACAGCAAGAAAAATATCAGTTNCCTGATGAGATAGAGGCTACAAAAGCCAACATTGAATCACAAGTTCCTGATTTTGAAGTAGAAATTGAAGACGACACTCCTGAAGAGGACCGTGGTCGTATTCCAGCATCTCAAGAAACTGTTAAAAAAATTGAAATAGAAGTCAATGAATTAGACCAATACAGTGAAGATGCTAAGAAAAAAATCATTTCCATGAAACGTATTTGGAACGACGAGCGCCGTCGTGCTGAATCTGCAGAGCGGGAACGTGAAGCAGCGATTTCAGCAACCAAAAAGCTATTGGAAGAGAATAAGCGCATCAAACAAATGCTGACAACAGGTGAGCAAGAGTATGTAAGCGCAGTAAAGAATTCGTCAGAAATGCAACTTGAAATGGCAAAAAAAGCCTATAAAGAAGCATATGACATGGGTGATTCTGAGAAGTTAGCAGATGCTCAACAAGCTATGGTCAAAGCTAGTTTAAATCTTGATAAAGCAAACAATTTTAAGTTGCCTACTTTACAAGAAGAAAATTATGATGTAAAAATACAACATGACCCGGTAACACCACCGCCTGACGACAGAGTTATGGAGTGGCAAGCCGAAAATCCTTGGTTCGGACAGGACGAAGAGATGACCGCATCAGCGTTAGGGCTACACGAAAAGCTTAAACGTCAAGGCGTAAAAATTGGGTCTGAAGAGTATTACTCTGCGTTGGACAAAACAATGCGGAAACGTTTTCCAGAGAATTTTGAGGAAACGGAAATAGAAGCAGAGCCAAAGGACGAGCCTAAGGCGAAGCCAAAATCTATTGTTGCTCCGGCTACAAGGTCGACTGCCCCTAAAAAGGTAAAGCTAACTACTACACAAGTAGCATTAGCTAAAAAATTGGGTTTAAGCCCAGAGCAATATGTCCGTGAACTTTTAAAACTGGAGAAATAAAATGGCTACAAAAGCTACTAGAGAAGTAACAAATCGTGAATTTGATGAACGTCCAAAATCATGGGCGCCACCAGAATTACTACCAGAACCTGACAAAGAGTCTGGATTTGAGTACAGATGGATTCGAGTTTCAATGCTCAACCAAGCTGACCCACGCAATCTTTCATCAAAAATGAGAGAAGGTTGGGAACCAGTGATGGCGGAAGAGCAACCGAAGTATAGATTGTTAGCCAGTCGAGATGGTCAGTTTAAAGACAATATTGAGATTGGTGGTTTATTACTCTGCAAACGTCCGGAAGAGTTTGGTCAGCAACAGGCAGCTTATTACGCCAAGATGACTAAAGAACAGGCGGATGCGGTAGATAATAATTTAATGCGCCAGAGCGATGCTCGTATGCCTATCTTTAAAGAAGGTAAGTCTACGACTAGCAAAGGTACGAAAAATTAATTTTTAGGAGATTTAAATGGCATATCCAACCGTCCCCGGTCCTTATGGATTTAAGCCTGTAAATCTTATTGGTGGTCAAGTTTTCTCTGGTTCGACTCGTCAGATTCCTATCCAGTATAACTTTGGCACTAATATTTTTTACGGCGACGTAGTAGGTATTTCACGTGGTTTCATTACACGTTCAACTGTAACAACAGGCGCTGGTGCTACCACTGGTTCCCAAGGTACAGTAGGTGTTTTCTTGGGTTGTTCTTACACAGACCCAGTTACTAAGCAAAAACGTTTTAGCCAATACTATCCTGCTAATACTTTAGCTGGTGATGCATTTGCTATCGTTACTGATGACCCAGATACTTTGTTTAAAGTAGCTGTTGTTCAGACTCAAGGCGCTACCCCAATCGGTTCCGCTGCGACTTCAATGATTGGTTTAAACATTGCTGGTTCTGACTTAGCTGGTTCAACCAATACTGGTGATTCATACAATGGCGTATTAGCTTCTAGCGTTGCTAACACTGCTTCATTACCATTACGTATTGTTGATTTAGTACGTGATACTGCTGTAGCTACAACTGCTATTTATACTAGCGGTACAACTACATTAGTAACTTCTGCTCTTCCTTCAGCTTTGGTTGTAGGTGCAGAAGTTGGCTATATTGCCGCTAACGGGCAATACGTTGGTACAGGTTCATGGGTTTCTACCGCTGCTACTGCTGGCGCAACTTCAGTTGTTTTGAACAGCGCTCAAGTAACAGTAAACAGTCCAACTGGTACTGCATCATCCGCAATGACAATTCCTGCTTCAAGCACTTTGGTATTTACTCAATATCCAGAAGTTTACGTTAAGTTTAACTTCGGTATCCATGAGTACTATAGCAATACTGCTCAAGCAGCTACACTATAATTAAGGAGCTATAAATGGCTATTTCTCGTGCCCAACTACTAAAAGAGTTGCTCCCCGGATTGAATGCATTGTTCGGATTAGAGTATGCTCGCTACGGTGAAGAACATAAAGAAATCTACGAAACAGAGACTTCTGAGCGTTCTTTTGAAGAAGAAACAAAACTGTCAGGCTTTAGCGCTGCACCAGTCAAAGGCGAAGGCTCTGCAATCGCTTATGACAATGCGCAAGAAGCATGGACAGCTCGCTACAACCACGAAACTATCGCTCTTGGCTTTAGCTTAACTGAAGAAGCAATCGAAGATAACCTCTACGATTCTTTATCAGCTCGCTACACCAAAGGTCTAGCTCGTGCGATGGCTTATACCAAACAGGTTAAAGCTGCTGCAATCTTGAATAACGGTTTCAACGCTGCTTATACCGGCGGTGATGGCGTTTCATTGTTCAGCACCTCACACCCATTGGTAAACGGCGGTACAAACGGTAACACTCCATCTACTCCTGCTGACTTGAACGAAACTGCATTGGAAAATGCTGTTATTCAAATCGCTGCATGGACAGATGAGCGTGGTCTGTTGATTGCTGCTAAACCACGTAAGTTGGTTGTTCCACCAGCACTCCAGTTCGTTGCAACTCGCTTGCTCGAAACTGAATTGCGTGTTGGTACAAACAATAATGACATCAATGCAATTAAGAACAATGGTTCTGTTCCAGAAGGTTACACCATTAACCACTTCTTGACCGCTACCAACGCATGGTTCTTGACCACTGATGTTCCAAATGGTTTGAAACACTTTGAACGTACCCCATTGCAGAACAGCATGGACGGCGACTTCGATACTGGTAACGTTCGTTACAAGTCTCGTGAGCGTTATTCATTCGGCTATTCTGACCCATTGGGCGTATACGGCTCTTACTAATCTAGTAAGCTCCAATAAGAACCCCGCTCAAAAGGCGGGGTTTTTTACATCTTGATTAAGTCTTGACGGATAGACTCTACTACCGATTCCCAGTCACCTAACTTGGGCTGGTTGTAGATTTTAAGNGTNGGATACCATGGACTATCGGTGCGATTAATCATCCAGCGCCAACAAGTATCAAAGCGATTCATCATCCATACTTCTTTACCCATAGCAGACGCTACGTGCGCCGTGGACGTGTCAACTGCAATTACTATGTCTAGGTTCCATATATACGCTGCGGTGTCTGCAAAGTCGTTTAAATGGCTTGTATGGTTACACATTCTGGACTTCCAACCCAAACAATTGTCAAGTTCTGACTCTGCTGGTTGACCTTTTTGTAAAGAATACATGTTGATATTGTCAAGTTTTAGGGGCAATAGCTTAGATAAGGCAATGTTTCTGCGCTCATTTACAGCCCAGACTTCGGGTTGGTCTGGTCTAAAACCACCGCTCCAAACTATTCCTACATGCTTTTTGCCGTTATCTAACAGCATAGGCTTAAATTTTTCTACCAAATCTGGGTCAGGTTTAAGATAAATACCATACGGAATATTATCCATAGTGGTTCTAAACGCATAAGGCAAGCTCATTAAAGGAATGTGATAGTCAAATTCAGGAATTTTGTCTCCTGTAGTAATAATTTCATCAACTCCTTCTAGCGTAGAGAGTAACTTTATTAGTGGTTTTTCTACTGCAAGAATGACTTTAGCCCCCTTTTCTTTGGCTAATTTGGCATATCGGCAAAACTGAAGCATGTCGCCAAGACCCTGTTCTGAATGAATAAACAAAGTTTTTCCATTGATGTCTTCATTGCCAAGCCATAATGTGCCGGGGAGATTTCGCCTTGGATAGACTTTTCGATTAAAGCGCCACTCATGCTCTTCCCACGCAGTGTTGTATTTTCCCAACAGTAATAAACATAAAGAGCGGTTAAAACGACAATCTGCTAAGTTGGGGTCAATTTCTATGGCTTTGTTATAGTCCTCTAAAGCCTCTTCTACGCATTAAATTTTGCAGAACCAGTCCACGATTATTGTAAAAAGCTTCTATCCCTTTAGGATTTTGCTTGATTCCTTCTTCATAATTGGCTAAAGTCTCTTCCATGCGATGCAATTTTTGCAGGGCTATCCCTTTGTTATTGTAAGCCTCTGGGAAGTTTGGCTTGTGCTTTAGGGCGGTATCGTAGCATTCAATTTCCTCTTCTATCTTATGGATAGACCCCAAAACAATCCCTTTGTTGTAATAGGCTTCTGCATAATCAGGCTTGATGGCAATCGCTTTATTAAAATCTTCAATTGCCATTTCAGGCTGTTTTAGCTCCTGATACAGATTTCCTCGATTATTTAAGGCAACCACATGGGTTGGGAGCAGCTCTAAAGTCTTGGTAAAGTATTCTAGGGCGGGTACATGGTGTTTTTTTTGAGCCAGCATAACACCCATTAAATGGTAGGCATCGCAGTTTTTAGGCTCCTCATGAATAAGCTGGTCACATAAAACGGCGCATTCTCTAAAGTTTTGTGACTGAAACAACGTTATTGCCTTTTGAAGTTTGGCAAAACTTTCAGGTTTTACTTTGGTAACGTTCTTTTTTTTCATAGATAAATTCTACTCGAAAACTTGATATTCCTGTTAGGATAGTGTATAAATACAACATCTGGGTAATTTACTATTCCGCCACTGCCCCAGCAGACGATGCAACGATTGGAATAGGTTCTTTTGCATAAGGAGTCCATTATGGGACGTAGTACATTTGAAGGTCCAGTATTAGCTGGTACAAATCGTTTTGGTCCATTGCGTAACGTTGGTTACCAACAGTTAGTTCAAAACGTTGATATTGATATTTCTAACTCCGTAGCAGGTACTTCTACCTACGGCGGTGGTTCTGGTGTGTTTGTTGCTTCTAACGGTGTTCCTAACACTGCTGGTACCGTATATGTACCATCCGCAACATCTGCTCCAACTGTTCAAACTATTCCAGCAGACAGCGCAACTATTATTTATCGTGGCGCAATTTTCTATCTGCCAACTGGTTCAGACCTTGACAACGTATACGCTGACTGTGTAACCGCATTTGCAGTTTCTGGCGGCACAGCAACATTGACTGCTGCTTATGTATATGTTTCTAACAACTACACAGTAGCCAGTGCAACTCCAACTTACTATGCTACAGGCGCTATTACTGCTGTTGGTCGTCAATCTTTAGCAACTTTTACTAACCAACAGATTTTAAATCAATCAGCTACTTCTACTGACATCTATCAAGGCGGTACTCAGCCTAACTTGTCACAAGTAGTTGTAACAATTGCTTTGGTTGGTACTACTTTGACTTCTGCAACAAGCCTTGCTGGTCAAGTAAATATTACATTGCAATATTCACAGCCTGACAATAATATTGGTACATTGACAACTTACCCATACGGTAACTTTGACTAATTAATCGACTAGGGGGTAGGCTTCCTACCCTCTTTTTTAACTCAGGAGATTAATTATGGCAGGTTCTGTTGTTCAAACTAATAACGCATTAAATTCAATTACTCGTCAGGCTAAAACTGAGCCTTTTGATTTGCAAGTAGCTCGTGGTCAAATCACGGGTCATACTGCTGTTAGTATCTTTGGTTATCAGGCAGCCGTTTCTAACGTAGCTGTTCCTATCTGGGAAAATGCTACCGCCTATACATTTGCCACTTCAGCTACTGCTTTATCAATTGCAAGCTCATCAGCAACTGATGTTTCTCCAGCAGCCGTCACCATCAATGGATTAGATGCAAACTTTAATCCTATTTCAGAAAATGTGGTATTGACAGGAACTACCGTAGCAACAACTATTGGTAGCTATTTGCGCATTAACTCCATGATAATGACCGGTGTTGCAGCAAGCCAAACATCAAACGTAGGAACAATTACAGCAAAACAAGGAAGCAATATTCTTGGTCAAATCAATGCTGGAATTGGAAAGTCACAAAGCACCGTTTACACAGTGCCAAATGGATATAGTTTTTATTTATCCTTAGCTGAAGTAAATACTTCTAATAGTTACACCAGCGCCAACATTGTTACTTATAGAGTGCAAGCAACCGATAACAATACTGGCGTAACTAAAACTATATTACAGCAGCCATTTGTTTCAATCTATACAGCTAATAGAACTTCTGAGCCATTTTTATATGCTTCTAAAACAGATATTCAGTGGCAATTATCTACCAGTACAACTACCGCAATTGCTGCTGGTGTTATTTTGGCTGGTAAATTGATTAAGAATCAAGGCGAGTACATAGGTTATTAATTATGGCTAAGACTCCAGCATGGCAGCGTAAAGAAGGCAAGAGTCCTACCGGTGGCTTAAACGCTAAAGGTCGTGCTTCTGCTAAAAAAGAAGGCATGAATCTTAAGGCACCACAACCAGAAGGTGGTTCACGAAAGAAGTCTTTCTGCGCCCGTATGAGTGGTATGAAAAAGAAACTGACTTCTGCTAAAACAGCCAATGACCCAGATAGCAGAATTAATAAGTCATTAAAAAAGTGGAAATGCTAATGGACTCATTAATGCAATTTTGGAACGCTGGGCTAACTTTAGTGCTTGGTATTATTGGATTTTTTGTTAAAGAAAAGTTTAATGAAGTTGACCGTATTCAAGTTCTTTTAAATAAAACACGTGAAGAAATGGCTCGTGAGTATATTACTAAAACTGAAGTTCGCAG